TTTTGTCTAAATCTACTAGTTTCGTTAGTTAGATAACCTCTAAAACCTAATTCTTTTATTACGCCACTTATTGCTGGTTGTTGTAATACAAATGGGTCACCAGTTTTAAGTTGATACCCCATCTCACCACCTTCTTCCATTGTAGTGCCTAAAGCATCTTCTAATCTTTTACGATGCTCGGGATTATTGTAGTCATATATATTGTCTAATTTTAATTTGACTGGATATATTCTAGCATCTGGTCTTGGGTATTCATACATATTGCCTTCTGCATCTCTCTTTGCCAACTTCCCATCTCTAGTTGCAAAGTTTTCAACATATCTTTTGTCTTCACTAAAGAAAGTTGTAGGCACACCTTTACGAACTTCCCTATAACCACCAAATACTGATCTATCTGAGGCTTGTGGCACAAACTCCATTATGTTTTTCTTTGGACTACCATGATAAAATGTAGATGGATCAAAGCCTTTTTCTATAAGCTCTTTCTCACTTGGTAGGTTACCAAACTCTTGAAGTTGTTCTTTTGTAGGCATAGCATCAAGGACTTCTCCAGCACCTTGATATGGTACTACGTCTTTACCTCTAGTACCTTTATTAATTAATTTTGCAAATACACCAAATGGATTCATCTTACCACGCCTTACATGACCAATATTTTGCTGAAGTCTTATCTTTAGCGTTGGCACAATTATGTCTAGCTCTGAAGCTCTTACGTCTTTCTGGTGAACTCTTCTTTATTCTCATGTTAGGATCGCCAAAAGTTACACGCTTTACCTTATCGCCATCAGTAACATAAACTACAGATTTCTTTTTGCCATAGGATGTTTCACCTTTAGCAATACGTCTAGGCTTGTTTAGTGTAACCTTTTTACCTTTATAAGTAGCCATTACTTGCCTTTATGAACTGCTTGTATGTCAAATGTTGCTTTTTTACTTGCACCTTTATGTGGCTTATAACCACCAGATGGGTCTTTCATTAACTTGAATCCGCTGCCTGATTTCATCCAATGAAAACCTTTTGGTGCTTCAACTGCTTTTTTTGCCATTTTTAGTCTTCCTTTTAACTATTGTTTTTACTTTACTCATAGGACTTGCTCTTTTTCTTTTTACTGCAGACTTGATTTGCCCTTTTGACATAGCGTTTGCTTTTGCTCTAGGTACACACTTAGGGTATTTCCTTTTAGAATCTTTCTTTTGTTTTGTTCTACCACACTTGGCATAACCACCACCCTTTTTCTTAGAGCCAATATCTACCCAATCTTCTTTAAACCACTTTGTAAGTCCACCACTAGTCTTTGCCATTATGCTGACCTATAGCCTCCACCACGCTTCTTATATGTCTTAACAAGCCAGGCATTTGCATAAGCGGAGGGATAAACATCGAACTTACGCTTTGCTTCTGACTTTACTCTTGAATAAAGAGCCTTGTTAGTTGGTACTGACCCTTTTTTCTTAGCTTTCTTTTTCTCTGCCATAACAACTCCTATGTAGCTGGTATTAGTTTCTGTGCATATTCGTATGCTTCTTTATCGCCTATATTTCTTTTTATTTCTAGATACTTAGATGCTTCGTCAACTAGTTGTTGATCGACAACCTCTATATTTGATGGTGACATTTCTAATGTTTTATAATCTGCAGACTGTGGCTTAAAATTACCATACTTCCCAGCATCTCTACGATTTTGCATTAATTTTCTAAGCATAATGGTATGTGGAATAGTTGTGCCAAATGTGTAAGTCTCTGCATCTTTTTCCTTCATTAGTTGGCTATCATAAGATGGATGATTACTTTTTACTACTCCCATTTTAGGATCAAGGTCTACAAATCTAGCTCCCATACCTAACCAATCCTCTGCTAACAGTCCTGGGTTTGACTGTGCTATTCTAATTTGACCTATGTCTGGTGCTCCAGCTTTTTGCAATTGGTCTTTATCTAATCTCTTTACTAAAAGTGCTCTTGCAGTGCCTGGTAATTCCCTAAAATATTTAGCAAATTCATCTATATTATTTAGATTGGGTACTTTTTTAAATGGAGTCTTGCCTTCAATTGTTGTCTCTTTAATTAACTTTGATATTGTATTTAATTTAGATTTTGGTAAGTCCATAGACTTAAAGCTCTCTATAATTAAATTTGCAGTATCTAAAGAAAAGTCTCCACCTCTTTCTGCCATTGTAACTGGCATAGCTACTGGCTTACCACCCATTTTATCAATTGTCTCTATAACATTTTGCTTGCCTTGCATAGCACCTCTTTTTGATGCCCAAGCCGCAAGACTATCATCCATAAACTGTGCACCACCATAAGTTCTGACTGGGTTATCAAAGTCTAAAGCTCCTATACCAGTTATATCAGCACCTCTCATAGTTCTATCGCCTACCATTGGCACTATTGTCCTACCTTCTAATACTGAAGCATCTGTAACTAAAGTTGGGTCTTTGCCAATAGAGCTTACTTGTGCTCTTACTGAAAAATCTTTTAATGGGTCTCTAACTAATCCAGTGTAGGCTCTTTGAAAAGGTAAAGAGCTTTTATTGTACATATCAATAGCTCTTACCTTATTTCCATATGCATTTAAAATATCATCGCCAGTAATTTCATAACTAGGCAAACTGCCAAATTCTTTTATTAAATCTTCTCTTGTATTTCCAAGATTACCTAAAGCTCCAAGCTCATTGTCTGTAAATAATGGCTTGAAGTTTTTAGTTAAGAATTGGCGTATGAGTGCTGAACTTGCCATCTAAACCTTCTTTGTTTTAGGCTTCTTTTTCTTTTTTAACATAGCTAACTTTTTAAAATCAGCACCAGTCAATTTATTTTTAGGCTTTGACATTTTAGCAATCTTCATTTGTTTAGGTGAGTATTTTCCAGGCATGATTACAATCTCCCATATTGAAGTTCAGTTGCACCTATTACTTTAAGTTTTTTCATAAGATCAGGTATATCGCTTGCAAAAAAATCAAAATTATGTCCACTTGCATAATATCCATTACCCTCTTTGTAAATACTAATAGCATCTTCTAATGTCGGCCCCATGAATTGAGCTATTACTCCATAATCCTCACCCACTTGCTCAACCATACCTTCTGGCATATCACTCAATGGGATAGCCTTTTGTAAATTTGCTAATGCACCAATATCATTGGGTATATTTTGCATATCTACATTCCTATCTTTGGTGACCCATGACCAAGTATCTGATCCATGACACTCTGCATATCACCACTATCTACCTTCATAACCTTGACCTTAACGTCACCATCCATATGCTCTTCTTCGATCTCTTCTTCTTCGTCTGGAAGAACCATACCTTGATAACATAGTAGTAAAAAGTTAACTAACTGATCATCTGAAAGCTCTAGACCTTCTGTATCATGTGCAAAACCCATCTTAGCCATAAAGAGTTCAGCGTTCTCTTCCATGTTCTCTACATTAATATCAGCCATATCTTACTCCTTTTTTAATTTTAATATTTGCAACAAGACCAAGTGCATAACATATACCTTCGCCTATTTTACTTACAACCTTTACAACTTTGTTGTTCTTGCCATATCTACCTTTGGATAAGTCAAAAGCCATTTGTTTTGCCCAAGCTAGTGCCAAAGGTTTAACTATTTTATATGTAAAGCCTTTATATCTTAGTTTTGTAGCTACATACTTACCCCATAAACAATATCCACGATATACGTTAGGGTCAACTCTCTTGCCATAAACTTGATCATATTTGTAGATATATTTTTTCATTTCGCCCATTTCATATAATGCAGTACAAATATAAGTTCCCTCATCACCTACACTGCCCGCATCATCTGCAAAAGTTCTTGATAAATCTTTGCCTTTTGTTGGATCAACTTTTATTTCTTCACCTTTTTGGAAACCCTCATCACCAAATAATCCACTAAATACATTTGACCCATAGGTTTTATTTAGATTACCACTTGATCCTACTGCACCAGTATTTACACCTAACCCAGTTGGGTCTACGTTTGTTATATCTTGTTTTACAACGCTACCACGCTTATAACCCTGCATTGGGTTTAGACCTACATTATAGGCAGTCAAGCCTCTATTCATACCAAAGTTTTGAACTTCTCTATCTGTAATATTTTTATCTTTGTCTGTATCTACCTCTGACCTTAAATCTGTGAGTGATTGTTTGTTAAAGCCTGACATAAAATCTGTGGGTCTATTCAAAGATTTATTTGCTAATTGGTTTATATTGTAATCAGATATCATACCACCAATTGCAAGAGGTGCCGAAATTGCTGGTGCAACATATCCTACTGCAGTAGTCAAGGCTTTTTCTGGCGTAACTTCATATCCAAAAACATTCGTAATAGGATTATTTGAAGCCTTTAATCCTCTAGAAAGAGTTTGAAAGTCTTCTTTACCTATACCACCTAATGCTCCAAGTCTTTCGGCCATAATTACCTCTTATGTATTAGGAGCGTTATAAGAATTAATTGCATCTCTAGGATTAAATGTCCTATCTCTACCATCTTCCATTTGTCTCATCATTAGGTCTTCTGGTCTAGGCGTTGGCATTGTCATAGGTGTTTCATTGCCAGCTGGAACTCCACTTAGTGCACCCATTCCAACATCAGATTTTGCTCCAGAGAAGTTCTGAGGGTCAACTCTTCCTGCAGATCGCTCAATTGCAATTGCCTCAAGTGCTTGATCTTCTGTTAAACCCATTGCCATTAAAGCATTTACTTGATCTACGACTGTCATAGGCAATGAAAGTCTGTCAGACATTGCACCAGATGAAACTTGCTGAAATGTAGAAGGATTAGCCATTTGTCCAATCATTTCAGGCATAGCCGCTTGTCCAATCATTTCTCTTTCTCTATCAGACATTGCACCAGCCATTTTTTGCATTGGCAAGTCTGGTCTTTGTGGTGGTAAGTCTACTGGGTTTCCAGTTACAGAATCAATGAATTGCCCTGTTGGTGTTATAACTATTGGCATTATCTTAGCTCCTTTTGTAGTTTAATAGCGTTTTTTTCTCGTTCTAATTGTAGTTCTAATTCTAGCTTTGCTACTTTTGCTTGTAATTCTTGTTGTAACTTAGCTTGCTCTATTTGCATATCTTGTTTAGCTTCTGCTTCATTGATTGCTAGTTTCTGTTGTGCTTTAGCTTGATCAGCTTGTATCTGCACTTGTGTTCTAGCTTTCAACGCCTCTGCCTCTAGTTTAGCAAGCTCTTGTGCATATTGTAGAGGATTGTTTTGTTGTTGTTGCTGAGACATTGCGACAAGAGGTTTGATAGCTTCCATTTGTGGTGCTTGCTTAACGACTTCAGCCGCTCTCTGACTAATAGCCATATCAAGTGCTGGATCAATATCCTCAAACTTAAACTTAGGATCACGAATATCTGGCATTCCTGGTAAGGACATATTGATACTTGCTTGCATCCGCTGCCTGTAAAGAAGTGCTATATGCTCTGCTATATGTGCAATCAATAAAGGTTGCATTGATCTTGCCCCTGGATTTCCAGCTAAAGATGGATCGCTGATAAACTGCATATGAACTGCTATATGGCTTTCGTGATCTTGCTCTGGAAATGCTCTTATAGGCTTACCATACATCAATGACATATTTTCAGTAATAGGATCAAGTTTAGATGCTTCCTCTGGCTTCTTTAGTACTTCATCTATGTTGTTAATCCTTATTGCTTCGTACATTCTTTTGTACGCCTCATACTGATCATGCAATTGTGGTGCTGATTGAGACATTTGAAGAACTGCTTGTGCTTGTGCAATTCTCTGTGCAGTACTAAATATATTAGGATCACTGACTGGAATAATATCTATTCTATCATTAAAGTCTTTTGCATAAATAATTGTATCTACACCACTTTGTGCGAACTTAAATTCTTCTGGTAAATATTCTGCATTTAACTTTGCTAATAGTTTAAACTCTTGTCCTTGTGAATAATGCAGTCTTTTGTGAATGGCACTAAATGATTTACTACCTTGTTCAATCAATGCGACTGTGCTTCCAACAGGGGCATTTGGGTTCACATCGCCTACATTTAGGTCTGCAGTGTTCGCAAACCTTCTACCAATATCTGTGATAGCGTTCATAAGATTGAACAAGGTTTGTGATGGCTCTTTAAATGGAAGAGGCATAATAGCTTTGTTTACATCGTCTACAGTAGCATCAAGATCAGCAAATTCTCCTGGGTTGATTTGCATCTCACCACCAGTAACTCTGCCTTTTAGCTTAAAACCACCTTGCATATTTGCAAAAGCCGCACTATCCAATAATGCTCTAAGTGATCCAGTAGCCGCTTTACCTAATCCACCAATCATATGATATAAGCCAAAACCATAGAATCCAGTTCCTGGTAAGAACTTATAACTTATGAACCAATCTCTTCTCTTCTTTCTTTCGTCTTCTTCTTCCCAGTTACGTCTTACTGCAACAATCTTTTCTGAATCGTAGTCAATTGTAACTACATAAGGTAAATGAACTACATTGTCTTCGTCTTGCTCATTGTCCTCATCAATTCCATCAAAGCTCTGATAGCAATGCATTTCTAATAATGTCATCACCTCATCTTTAGCTTCACTGTTATAAGGGTCTACGCCTTCTATCTCACTTCCAATATCTCCACTTGGGTCAATATCCTCTGAAGAATATTTGCTTGGTAAGTAAAAGCCAGCTTGAACATATTTGTTAAAGTCGTTTCTAGGCATTCTTATGACATGAGTGTATCTTGTAGATGTGTATAAATCTTTACTCTCTGGCGATACTACGAAATCTTCTGCCTTCACAAATTGAGAACATTGTCTATCTAAGTTAGCATCCCACCAAACTTTTTTAAATGTATGTCCAATTAATGGTAACTGAAATAACATCTGATCAAGGTCTGGAAAGTATTCTGGCATCTCTTGAGTGATTTGGTAATTCATGTAATCTTTTACACGCTTGGCTTGCTCTTCCATCTCTTCATTAGGATCACCAACTATTACAGTCTTAACGGGCCCTCCAGATGGGTATAATTCTGCGATTGCTCTAGCATTAAATTGTGTAGCCGCTTCTGCTATCATAGGATGAACAACTGTACTAAGTCCTCTAGAAGCTCTTTGGTTCTCTTCTTCGTCTTGTCCACCTTGTGCATCGAGTGTCTCTAGACCTTGTTTGTATCTAAATTCCCACTCTGATCTAGCTTCTTTATCTGACTCATAACAACTAATAAGCTCACTAGCTACGCCATTTAACTCTTTGGCATCGATCTCTTCTGCTAAGTTCTCATCAAAGCCAGTATCTTTAACTTCAATTTCATCTAAACTTGGATCACCTATTAGAACTTCATCGTCATTAATTTTTTCAACTTGAAATTCATCTGAAGGCATTGTCTCTGCAAAGGGAATTACTTGTGGTTCTCTAGCCATATATTGTCATCCTTTTCTCTTCTGTACTGTCATCTTCGTCATAATCTGTAGAATGAGTTATAAACCAACCTTTTCTCAATCTTAACCAAGCCTGTGTACAAGTGTCAACTATATCATCATTATCACCCGCAGGAAAGGCTGAACATATATCAATTAGGTTTTTTGCCCATTTTTTATCATGTGGATAAAATATCCTACCATCTTCTAGTAATGCAGAACTACTATGTGCTCTAGCAATCTTGTCTCTATCTGGTGAATAAGCCAACACTGGTATCCCACCCATCCTTAAATCTTGTAACAGACTTTGACCACTAGCCTTCTTCTCTATCAATACTGTGTCAGGCTGCCAGTCATCATATGCTTCTTGTGCGAGTTTCCTTAACTCTGGATAAGTAACTCTATCATACCACATCTCTACTACGATAGCATTGACTTGTCCATTCATTCTAAAAATACCCCATGTAGTTCTAGCACTATAACTGCTTGATTCTTTTGTAGAGAAGGCAGTATCGTAACTTTGCACTAAATACTCAATGTCTGGTAGCTCATCTTTTTCCCAGGGAACCCACCATTCTGCTTTGAGTATACCTCCACCTTTTGGCATAGGTCTTTGTTGTAGTTGTCCAGCACTAGCATATGAGCCTAGACTTTTCTCTAAATTTGTTAAGGTTGCATCATCTATACGCCTTTCCCACAACAACTCACCTTCTTTTGATCTTGGGTCTACAAAATGTAATGATGATTTAGTTGGCGTTGGATGACCTATTTCATATCTTGCAGGCAAACATAAGTGATCCCATTCGTTATATTCGTTAGCTAATATGTGACCAGTCAAATCATTCTCATGTACTCTTTGCATAATAATTATAAAAGCACCAGTCTTTGGGTCATTCAATCTAGTCTGCATAGCTTGATCCCACCACTCTAGTACGCCTTCTCTAACTGTGGATGATTCAGCTTCTCTTACGTTATGTGGGTCATCAATAACAATTATGTCTCCACCTTCTCCAGTTAGTGCTCCATCTACTGAGGTTGCTATTCTCTGCCCAGTCTTATCATTCTCAAATCTTTGCTTTTGATTTTGATCTGACGTTAGTGAAAATGTATCTCCAAAATATTTCTTATACCACTGACTATCTATTAGTCTTCTGCATTTAACACTATCTCTTATGGATAATGATCCTGCATAACTAGCAAATAGAAACCTTTTCTCTGGTTGTATTGTCCAAGTCCAAGCTGGTAGAGCTACTGCAACACTTATAGACTTCATATGTCTTGGTGGTATATTTATTATAAGTCTTTTTATATCGCCTTCTACTACTGCTTGTAGATGTTCTGATACTGCATCAATGTGCCAATTGTCGTAGAAGTCTCGACCTGGTTCAATCGCTTCCCAAGAGTTTTTCGTGAACTCCTTCAATGATCTCTTCATTTCCTCTGCTTCCACCTTCTGTAGTAACTGAGGTAAGGATTGATTTAAGTTTGCTAAGTTCATTATTGCTTATCCTAGTTAAATCTATAACTTGCTTCTGCTCTATAATAGTTTCTTTCTCTATCTTATCTTGCCAACCTGCTCTGTTCTTTAAATAAAATATCATTGCAGTATTATCGCCTTCTAACGCTTTTTCATATAGCTTATTAGTTACTCTTTGTATTCCTCTGCCCTTACCTCTTTTTATAGCCTCTGCAAACTCTTTAAACTCATTCTGTTTATCATACAAAGTTGACTGTCCTATTCCTAGAGCTAGAGCTATCTGTTCCGATGTAAGTCCTTGAGATGCATAGGCTTCTGCTCTCTCACACATATCTTTTGTAACTACAAATTTAGGTCTACCAATCTTTTTACTTGGCTTTTTAGTGTTTTGTTTCATTTTCATCTCTCTTCTCATGATAAACTAATACAAGAGCTTCACAGTTTGGACAAGATAAGTTAGTCAGTAATGAGTGCTCTTCAGAGTCCATAGTCTCTACATCATGGTCTCCACCCCAAATTAATTCTGTGTTACATGCCCAACAATTCATATAATTTTACCATTTGCAATTTTATCATATGCTTCTACTGAAATTGAGTTTAATATTAATGGAGCATCATCGCCTTCCCACAAGTTTTCAACTTCCTCTTCAAAGTATTCTATTGCTTTCTCTCTGCTATAATTTTTTTCTTTCATAATTATTTCAACACATTTAGTTCTGTTATAAACGGCTACAGTTGGTCTTTGTAACTTTTCTTGGACAACAAATCCCTCGAATGCATCGTCATAGCCTTCTAACATTATCATACATGGTAACATTTACACCTCATCTCTAGAGTAATCGTAATTATTTTCTGTTTCAACTATTTCTTCATAGACCTTCTTTGAGTTACTGAAGCTGAAGAACTTCTGACCTATATGACCATAGATACCTTGCTCTCTAATCTTTCTAGTAATTATTTGAGTAGAGTTGTCTTCAAAGTCTCTATGCACCACTAGAGCGGCATCACTCATGTTTGCCCAATGTGCAGAACCACTTACTTGATATAAATCTGGTGGTGGAACTACTCCACTATCATTCCTCTGTAGTTTATGAGGATGAGCTACCATCCAAACTACTAATTGGTGGTTTCTTGCAAACTGCTGACACTTAGCAATTATATCTCTTATGTGTTCGTCTTCTCTTTTAGCATAATCTCTATTAGGACTGATCTGATTAAATGGATCAATGACTAAACCCTTTATACCAAATCTCTGCTTGGCTACTTTCGCCTTACTTAATATAAACTCAATGTCTGGTATTTCTTCTGTGTTCTCAATAAATTTAAAATGATTATCCAAGAACTCTATACCATTGTTAAGTTCGTCTTGAGATATTCTAGCATGTAAACCAATATCAAATGGCTTTCTGCATCTTTTCTCTAGTAATCTCCTTATGTGATTTGGTGTTGAATGCTCTGGACTAAATACTGCAAAGTTCCAACCTTCATTCTCTGCTAGATTTAATAATATTTGATCTAAGAAGTTACTCTTACCATGATTAGGAATACCAGTAATTAAGTTAAATGTACTTGGCATTATCTTATATATTTTATCTAATTCTTTGAACCCAGTA